CCGAAGTAAGGATCGATATAAACCTTAATGCGGCCGTGAAGCATACCAACGAAGGTGTTGCCTGTATCGTCAACTGTTAGATCAGCAGAAAGAGCAGGTGTATAAGAAAGAACACCAGCCATAGCCATAGCGGATGCAACGTCTGAAGAAACGATGAGGACGTTGCCCTTACCGCGACGGGTTGCCTTAGCAATAGCGTTTGCTTCTCTTTCGATGTGGAAGATTAGACCCTTGAACTTCTCAACTGACCAACGGCCGTTTGAGTCTGTGTCAAGATCGAATGTACCAGCGGTTGTAACACCATACTGAGCGCCAACTGTTGCTGAACGGTAAATTGTGCGGATAACCTCACGATTGATTTCAGCAAGAATTTCTGTTGAAAGAATGTTGGCGAGTTCTGTTTCAGCATCAAGGCCGTGAATTGCCTTAAGATCCTGAGCAAGTTCTGTGGTGTATTCTGCCTTTAGGGCACGTGAACGGGCAGTAACAGTGACCTTGTCAATGTTGAATGCCATTTCAGCAAAACCGTTAGCAGCGGAATCACCAAGTGCTTCTGCCTGTGCAGTTGTCATGCCTTTACCAACGCCGTAAGCGGTGTTAGCACCGAGAAGGTCTGCAACTGGATTTGTATTAGCGGTGTCGCCCATAACTGATCCTGAAAGACCACCAGCAGCGTTCTGACCAGAGAAGGCTGTGTTAGCTTCGAAGAACAATGCTTCACCTGTGGTGCCTGCACCCTGTGCCTGCATTACTTTATAACGTGAACGCATAGCAAAGATAAGGCCTGTTGGACCTGTCATTGGCTGAACGCCCATAACATCATAAGCAATGAGGTTAGGAAGAGCACGACGAACTAGTGAGATAAGGATTGGGTCGTATGAACCAACGCCTGTACCTGTACCAAGGCCACCACCAGAGTTGGTAGGAGCGGATTCGTTAAGTGTGCGGGCTTCCTCAGCCATTGCCTTTTCCTGGTTCTCAAGAATTACGGCTGTAACCGCACGGCGGTATGGGTCCTTAATTGCTGTGAGACCATCATGATCCAATACTGGGGACCACTTGTTCTCTAGATTTTCTGTAAGATACATTTTAGTTTCCTTCTTTCTATGTTAACTAAAGTTAGTTTAAATTACTTTGGAAGATTTCTGCCAAGTGCCTGGACATATTTAGCCATTGGACCTTCAAGAGTTGATTCGGAAATCATCTTTGGATCTGCTGACTCAACACGGTCTAGGACTGCATCAGCCTTAACTGATGTTGGGAAATAGTTCTCCCGTAGTGTTGAAATCTTTTCGATAAACTGATCATCGTCAGTGTAAGCAACGTTCTCAACGAGACCTTTTAGTTTCTCGGCCTGAGTTGTTGTTAGACCTTCACAAACGTAAGCAACCAATTCATTCTTACGGGACTCAGCAATCATGCCTGTGAGAGCAACATTGCGTTCGATTTCCTCGTTAAGCTTGGCTTCGAGTTCCTCAACTGTCTGTGAGAGTTCTTCCACAACGGCAACTTCCTCTTCAGGAATGTCGATGTAGTGTTCTGCGAATAGTGAACGGAGACCGCCGATGAAATCTTCGGTAAGTTCGCTACGGAGAGCGGACTCAACGGCAACTTCATTCTCTTCGATCCATTGTTCAACCACGTAATTAAGATAGTTATCAACGTCAGTAGAAAGTTGTTCCATAATTTCTGAAACTCTTTCTTCCAATGTCTCTGCATAAGCCTGTTCAAGTAGAGCAACCTCTTCTTCAAGTTTTGCCTTAACAGCAGCCTCAAAGATTGTGGTAGCTTTAGCATGAAATTCTTCTGAAAGGTCTTCACCTTCGAGTAGGGCATTAACATGCTCTGACATATCTACCTGATATGCTTCTACTGGTGATTCCTCTATTTCTTCTGCAACGATTTCTTCGCCTTCTGAGAATTCGAAGTTCTCTTCGATAGCGGCAAGGATTTCTTCTTCGTCAAGACCTGCTTCAATGGCTTCGTTGATGAAATCTTCTAGTTCCTCAGAGAGTTCTAGTTCTTCTTCCATGCACTTGTCATCAGCATCATCTTTATCTTCTTTATCGTCGTCCTTTTTCATCTTGGACTTTTTAGCAGCTTCTTTGATGGTAGCGACACGCTCTGCAATTGCTGATGTCTCGGCAACTACTGAACCTTCTTCTTCCATCTCTTCGGCCATTGCTGGCTGTGATTTAAGGGATTTCTTTGCTTCTGGTGCGACACTAGCCTTTGATGACTTTGATGTGTCTTTACCTGTCTTACCAGCAGCCTTAGCACCGAGGTTATCGGAAGCAACTGATGTGGGTGTAGCACCACCAAGATCGTCAACACCACCGAATGATGATGGATCTGGTGCACCAGGATTCGCATGACGTCCTTCAACGGACTTTGAACCTGGACGTAGTGTTTTTGCGTTACCGGTTGAAGCGGTTGATGGATCAACTGGATTAGGATTTGAAATCTTACCAGGTGAAACCTCTGGATAAGCACCTTCAGTTAGTTGCTTACCTTCGAGAACTGCTTTTGCGGCTTCTGTTAATGATGCCATTTGTTTGATACTCCTTTTGTATATCTAGTTATTTAGTATTTTCAAAGTTTTGAAATATAATTTTCAAAAATCTTTAAGGCTACTGATTCCAATTCATGTTTGGAAGACTCCTTAATGAGTTTTCTAGCACGGTCATTGGCCTGTTCGGTCCATTGACCATTTAGAAATACCCACTCTCTACCTTCCATAATACCACGAACGAATGCCTCTGGTGCTGATGGGTCGGCCACAACATCTGCTGCTGTTGCTAACTTGTAATCATCTTGGACTTGTTGAAAACCATTGTGTGCTTTGAGAGACCCTACGCCTCTTGTTGACACACCAAGGCTTGCACCACCATCTAGTAGACTCTTAACAATCTTACCGTTAGGAGTATCTAAAATCTTTGCTTTACCAATAAAGTTTGTCCCGTCAGGGTGTAATGATGTAATCATGTGGGACACACGGTCTAGGTTGATTTGTGGATTTTCTGGATGACCTAGCTCACCAAATGCTCTGTTCTTTTGAACGTATTCGCGGTTGTATCTGTCCGCTTCTTTTGAGAGGACACTCATAGGATATACACGACCGTTTCTATTGACCTTTTCAGCCTGCATGAAAATGCCCTGAATATAGTGCTCTTTCATACCTGTCTTTTTGTTTTCTTCAACAAGATACTGAATGTCTAAAATTTCTTCGGTTATAAGTTTCATTTGATTCCTCTACCTGATAGGTATATTTAGGCGTTTTCTTCACCAAGTCCTTGTAAAATTGACTTGGCGGTACTTCCAATATAATTACCAATCTTTTCTGCACCTGCTCTTGATGCTTTCATGCTATAATAAGCACCTTTAACTCTTGATGCTCTATTAACTGCACCACTACCTCTTTTATCAAGTTCTTGTGCTTTTGCCAATATTCTATCTTTTTTTGCTTTGAGTGAATCTCTATTGACAAAATCTTTTACAACATCATGTGGTACGGTATCAAGAGGTGCTGTCTTATCTACCTCAGGTCTACCTTTACGGGATAAATGTGCAGCGGCTCTATTTATTCTTGATTGTCTTTGTTTAACCTTTTCTCGACCTTTATCATAATCACTAAGACCAAAAACTTGATGTGCTGGTCGATATCCAGATTGTTTTTTTGCTTGTGTTTGTATGTTAGTTTCACCACCAACACCTTCGGCCTGAATACACTTTTTCATCTCAACAAGTTTCTTTTCTAAGATTTGATTTAATCTTGATTCAAATAAATCTGATGCTGAAACGTAGTTTTCTGAAAGAATGTGTTCTACTAAGTCGGACATTATGGAATACCTGCTACGTTAAATGCTGTTGGATCGGCAGTCTGGCCGTTATCATAATCACCATTGTCTTTCTTGAGATCGACAAGGATTGTAACAGCATCTCCAGCCGCAACGCTACCAAAAGTGCTTATAAGAATATCGCCTGTCGCATTTGCACCTGTCATTGGAATGGCGGCACTAAGACCTTGTGAATCGAAACCATAATCAAACATACCACTACCGATTGTAACGATATCGGTATTTGAATCTGAATGCCATTTAAGAGCAACACCAAAACCTGAAGCAAACTGGCCTTGACCAAAAATTCTTCTAATGGTAGTATGATATACAGACTTAGGATTAGTATTTGAACTCATAATTTTATTGCTGGTATTCATAGCATATCTAAGATTAGATGCATCAACCAATAGAGTATTAGCGGTTGTTGTACCGTCAAAACGGATAACATATTTCAGCAATGCTCTATTGTGATTATCAATAACCTTCTGTTCTGTGATTACGTTTGCCATTTTTAGTTCCTAAATTTTAGTTATTGTAAAACCTTTGTGCTGATTACAACCGTATAAAC